AAGAATTACAGCCTCACAGGAGCGATCCTGTTGGGCTGTTCTGCTGTCCGGGTTAACCTCGTTTAAGGTCACTTCATAAACTTTTCCTTATATGTTTTTTCTGAAAATTCCTCTAAGAGGATTTTTGGTAAAAGAGGTTCATCGAGGTTAACCCAGGTGGCTGTGTGCAAGGTGTATCAAGGTCATTTCCTAAACTTTTTCTTATGGATTTTTTGCTGAAATTTTCCCTAAGAGAACTTTTTGTATTTGACCTTGATACACCTTGTCATTTTCATGCCCTCGGATGGTCTGCGGAGGCGCTTTCGCAAGGGGTTGACATTTTTCCCAAGTAAGCAGAAGAACCGTTAATTCGTAAAAATATATGATTTTTTTGATCAAACGCACCGCTCATGTCCAGTGGGTAGTGTAGAGGGCCATTTCGGTAAGACGGCACTCTGATGACCAAGTGCCAACTGTAAGGAGGTGGTTGCCTATGATTGTGCGGCACCAGTGACCAACAATCAATATCAACGAAAGGAACAGAAAATGCGACACAAATTCAATTTCGGCAGAGGGGTGGTATAAGCCATGACCGAGATCCGTTACTACCCACTCATCGACTGTGACATCGAGGGTACAGAGAAAATGGCAATGATCCCCACGCTCAATGGCAATACAGTCAAGGGTCAGAGCGGAATGTGGATCGAAGAGATGATACCTCACTACTTCCGGCTCTGCACCCAAAACAGCAATCTCGCTGATACCTTCAATATCCGCTGCCCTCGCTGCGGTACGGCGCTGAAACGTATCAGCGGGGACATCAATGAAACCAAGCGAGGCCTGTATGTATGCAGTGTCTGCGCCAAGAAATAAGGAGGAAAATTCTATGACCAACAAGATCACCAAGGCGTTCCTGCAGGAACACTTCCGCAAGCACGATTCCATCACACTCTACAAGTCAGACGGCACTCCCGTCACCTTTTCCAAGCACCACAATCTGGTCGTGAACGGCGGTCATCACAGCTTTATGTTTAGGACCTACGATGAACTGATGGATTTCTACAAGAAGCACCATCTCTGCTTGAAGCCCGTCATCAACATTGGCTGATGCACCCGTGCGCACCTCATGCCCGGAGGGGCGGTCAACATCTCTGTGGCTTTTCACCCGGACAACGGGCGTGGGGTCTCACGTACAAATTCGCATATTCAAAGGGGTAATATACCCAATTCAAACATTATGGAGGTTTTTCTATGAACATCACTAAGGATTATTTTGAAAAGCAGTTCAAGAAGCACGACAAGGTCACCGTCTATGCACAGGACAACATTCCGCTGACCATCAGCAAGGCACCCTGCATCCGCCGTGACGATGTACGCCTTGAGTTTGAAATGGACTGTGCCGATCTTGCTGATTATTGCAATCTGGCCGGTCTGTCTATCAAGCCTAACAGCAATTAAGGAGGAAAATGCAATGAAAAACTATACCGAAATGCTGCCCCATATCGAGGACAACGATTATGAGACCCACTTTTGGAATGCCATCCGTGGCAAGCAGGGGCACAAGGAGCATCTTGTGAAGGGTATCGACACCGCAACCGGCGCATTCACTCTCACGCCCAAGGGGCAGGAGAAGTACATGAACGCCATCAAGCAGGAAGGTCTGTTCCGCAGCCTTGCCACTGACATCCAGATCTATGACCACGCTTACAACATCAAGACCGTAGAGGGTGATGATGTAGCTGTGTGGGTACCGGAGGGTGGCACGATCCCCATCACGGACGGCATGGCTGATTTCAGTGACATTGCACTGGAGAGCCACAAACTGGCTGTGTTCCTCAAGTTAGAGGATGCTCTCATCCGTGACCCTTACTTCAAGGTGGAGGATTATCTGGTAAAGCGCTTGACTAAGAACTTCGGTAGAGCCGAGGATAACGGTTTCATCAATGGCACCGGCGAAAATATGCCCACCGGCATTCTGGCAGATAACGGCGGTGCAGAGGTCGGCGTGACCACTTCTGCACTGACCTACGATGAGGTGGTCAAGCTGTTCTTCTCCGTGAAGCCGGAGTACCGCAAGAACGGCACCTGGCTCATGAACGATGAGACCTCGCTGGCTCTGCGTACACTCAAGGACAATGCCGGACAGCCTGTCTGGAATCAGTCCAACGACACCATTCTGGGTCACAAGGTCTGCATTTCCGAGTTTATGCCCAATGCCGAATCCGGCAGCAAGCCTATCGCATTCGGTGACTTCAGCTATTACTGGATTGTATCCCGCCGCCCGGTCAGTGTCCGTACTCTCACCGAGCAGTTTGCTATGGTGGACTGCGTGGGCTATCTGGCATACGAATTCTTGGACGGAAAACTCGTCCGTCCCGAAGCCATCAAGGTCATGCAGATGACCGCATAATTTCTGGGATGCCCCTGTGGGTTCGTCCTGCAGGGGCTATTCCACTCAAAACTTATGCGAATTTGCACACGCGACCCCATGCCCGTTGTCCGCCTATATAGGCACAGAGATTTGACCCGCCCTACCGGGTCGGAAAGGAAAAGCTATGAGATTATACATTCAGAACCAAATCAAGAACCTTGCTCTCAAAGGATACGGATACAAACGCATTGCGGACATTTTGGATCTGTCACCCAATACGGTGAAGTCCCATCTGCGCCGCCATCCACCTACGGAAGGTGCGTCCGTTTGCCAGCAGTGTGGTAAGCCCATCGAGCAGAACCCCGGCAGGAAGGAAAAGAAATTCTGCTCGGACAAGCGTCGGATGGCATACTGGAACAGCCACCAGGACGAGGTGAACAAGCAGGCATATTACACACTAATCTGTCAGCACTGCGGAAAGGAGTTCGTTAGCTATGGCAACAAAAACCGCAAATACTGCTGTCGGAACTGCTACGCTGCCGCCCGTAGAAAAGCCGCCTGATGACCTCCGAGCCCGTCTTCTCCGTTACCGCACAAGCACTACGGTATTCCGCAGCATGGTCAAAAACGGCGTTCTAACCGAAGCAGATTACCGAAAATGCTGCGACATTCTGGCAGAAAAATACGGTATATCTTTGTGCAGTATATTCCGCTGAAACGACTTGCTATTATGCCCCTTTAGAGCGAATATGTGATACAACCTATCGGAAGGAGGGGCAATATGGACAAGGACATTCTGCGCGACCTTTACTACGGTCGGCTTTCTCCCTGGGAGATGACCTTCCGCAAGAGTTCTGAATATGCCAAGGCATTGACGGAAGTTGTGGCTTGCGGAGACAGGCTCAGAGAACTGCTGAACGAAGCAGACTGTACATTGGTCGACAAAATGGAATCTGCACAAAACCACATCCTGGATGAAGCCGAGCGGGAATACTTCCTCATCGGATTTCGTCTTGGCGCGAAAATGATGCTTTCCGTTCTCAACGGTGAAAGCGATACTTTTTGTGAGATTTGAGGACAATTATGGAACGAAGGATCAAACAGGTGCCTTTGCAGAAGGCACAAGCACCCAAGCTGATCAGAGTGGCTGCCTATGCCAGAGTTTCCTCCGGCAAGGACGCTATGCTTCACTCCTTATCGGCACAGGTCAGTTACTACAACGAACTTATCCAGCGTCACCCAGGTTGGGTATTCTGTGGTGTGTATGCAGACGAGGCGCTGACCGGCACAAAGGCAGAGCGGGAGAATTTCAGCCGTCTGCTGAAGGATTGCAGGGCGGGTAAGGTGGATATGGTCATCACCAAATCCATCTCCCGCTTTGCAAGAAATACCGTCACCCTTTTGGAGACTGTACGGAAACTGAAGCTGATCGGAGTGGATGTGTATTTCGAGGAGCAGAACATCCACTCCATCAGTGCAGACGGGGAACTAATGCTTTCTATCCTGGCGTCCTATGCCCAAGAGGAGAGCCTGTCTGCCAGTGAGAACCAGAAATGGCGCATCAAGCGAAACTTTGAAAATGGGATGCCCTGGAATGGCACACTGCTGGGTTACCGCTACGAAAACGGCAAGTACATCATCGTACCGGACGAGGCGGAGACTGTCCAACTGATTTTTGACAGTTACCTTTCCGGCATGGGCATCACGGCAATCATGAAGATGCTGAATGAGAAAGGCATCCGCTCCCGCAACGGCAATGCCTGGTGCAAGAGCAGTGTGATGCGTGTACTACGGAATTATGCCTACACTGGTAATCTGCTCCTTCAACAGACATACCGTGAGAACCACCTTACCAAGCGCACATTGCAAAATAACGGGGAATTGCCCCAATACCACATAACGGACAGCCACGAGCCAATCATCTCCCTGCGACAGTTTAACGCCGTGCAGGAGGAGATAAAACGCCGCGCCGACAAGCATACTCATCCCGGTGTCAAACAGAAGACATATCCTTTTACCGGGATGGTGGTATGCGGTGGCTGCGGAAAGCACTATCGCAGAAAGGTCACCAAGACCGGGCCTGTATGGATCTGCAGCACCTTTAACACGATGGGCAAAGCCTACTGTCCATCCAAGCAGATCCCGGAAAACACACTCATTTCCATCACCGAGGAAGTTCTGGGCAACACAGATGCCCTTCACGACAAAATAACGGCAATCAGAGCGGAGAAAGATAACACATTGGTGTTCTGCTTCAAAAATGGATCGGAAACCGTTAAACGGTGGACAGACCGTTCCAGAGCAGAAAGCTGGACAGAGAAAATGAAAGATGCCGCTCGGCAGAAAGCACTTGAGAGGAGTAAATCAAATGGCTAAGAATATTACGGTCATCCCCGCCACATTGGATAGGCACACAGGGATACCTTCCTATATGCATCACAAACGACGCGTTGCCGGATATGCCCGTGTGTCCACCGACAGCGAGGAGCAGCTGACCAGTTATGAGGCACAGGTGGATTACTACACGCAGTACATCAAGGCAAATCCCGATTGGCAGTTCGTTGCCGTATATACGGACGAAGGCATATCTGCCACTAACACTAAACGCAGAGACGGATTCAACCGCATGGTACAGGATGCTCTGGATGGCAAGATAGACCTAATCGTCACAAAGAGCGTCAGCCGATTTGCCCGAAATACCGTGGATAGCCTCACCACCGTCCGCAAGCTGAAAGAAAAAGGTGTGGAGGTCTATTTCCAGAAGGAGAACATCTACACCCTGGACTCCAAAGGCGAGTTGCTGATCACCATCATGTCCAGCCTTGCCCAAGAGGAAAGCCGCAGTATTTCGGAAAATGTGACCTGGGGACAGCGAAAACGCTTCGCTGATGGTAAGGTCACGATGCCTTACCGCCATTTCCTCGGTTATCGCAAAGGAGCGGATGGTCTGCCGGAGATCGTACCGGAGGAGGCTATATTGGTGCAGCGAATCTACAGGCTGTTCATGCAGGGCAAAACACCACACGCTATTGGCAAGATTCTGACAGCGGAGGGCATCCCCACT